GCCAGTTCACTTGCGCGTGCATTTAATGAAGCCGAGCGTGACCGTGTACGCCTGCCCTAAGGTGCAGGTGAGCTGAGGTGGACTACTACCTGAAGAGCGGCGCCGGCGCGATCATTTACTCGAATCGGGCCTGGTCGAATGGCGAGAAGATGGTGCCGACGACGGCCGACGTTAGTTCAAACGTCGATGTTGCGCGCTGCTGGGTGTGGGAAGTTACGACGGCAGGGACTAGCACTGGCACGCCGACGTGGCCAGCGAGCGTGACTCAGGACAGCACGACGGTTACGCAGAACGGCGTGGTGTGGACCGCACGCCGACCTGGCTGGCAGAACGCCTCTACGCGCAACTGGGCATTCGCGACGATCTACCTGCAATACGCAGCCCTGGCGATGGCTGCCGGGGACCGGCTCTTCGCCTCGCAGGCTCATAGCGAGAGCTGGCCAGAGGCGGTTTTTGCGCACACCGTGGACTTCGTGAACTCGACGATCTTGCAGCCCTGTCAGGTGTTTTGCGTGAACGACGCCCAGACTGACCCGACACTGATGGCGCGTGCGACGGGCGCCACGGTGGCGGCGCAGCAGATGCTGAACATCTCGGCCAACGGCCTGGCGGTGTCGGACTTCACGCTGCAGTCGGCGATGAACCACGCCTCGAACCGGGACGTGCAGCTCGCGGCCAACGCCGACGGCTTCGCCGGCATCTGCCAAGTCTACGAACGCTGCACGCTGCAGATCGGAAACACCGCCGACGACGCGACGATCGCGCCATTGATGAACGATCACTTCGCGCCGATCAGGTCAATCCTCAACGATTGCCTGTTCAGGTTCGGCGGCGTGAACCAGCACATCGAGTGCGCTGGAGGCACCGAGATCAACGGCGGCGGGTTGCATGCGAGCTCGGCCGCGATAGATACGCTCTTCCGCTCCACGCAGAGCGACGGCACGTACATGATCATGACCGGGTTCGACCTGAGTGGAGCGGCTCAGGACCTCTATCTCTTCGATGGCGCTAGCCTGGACACGCACATCGGCGGCGGGCGGGTAATCGTGCGCGAGTGCCGCATGCCGAACAACTGGAATGGCGGGCTCTTTCGCAACCAGCTTGACCACGAGACGGTGATCGAGCTCTATAACTGCTCGGACGCGCTTGGCAACAAATGGCGGCTGTGGAATCACGGGCTCGCTGGAAACGTTCGAGACGACACGACGGTGTATCGGCCCGGTGGCGCTAGCGATTACGGGGTGTCGTTCTCGCTCAAGATGTCGAGCAGCGCGTATGCAAAGTACCCGGTGACGGCGCTCGCGACCCCTGAGCAGGCGCGCCGCTTCCCTGGTACGCAGGCCGAAGTGGCTGCGTGGTCGGCCGGGACCAGCATCACGCTCGAGATGGAGATTATCCACGACTCGCAGGGCAGCGGGACGGGTGGAAGGCTCACGGACGAGGAGATCTGGATCGAGGCGCAGTTCCTCGGTGCAAGCGGCTTTCCGCTCGGGAAGTTCTTGACGAGCACGAAGGGCGCTTCGAGCACGGTGCCGTTCGGAGACTATTTCACGAGCGCCTCGACGCCGGCTGACAGTGTCGACAACTGGGTGCAGAGCGGCATGACCACGCCGCGCAAGCAGATTCTTTCCATCACGTTCGCGCCGCAGGAGAAAGGCTTTGTGCAGTACAGGGTGTGCTTGGCAAAGGCGAGCGCCACCGTGTACGTCTGCCCGCGAACGACGGTGAACTAGCGTGCCGCGCCAGTATCAGGACGTCGGCGGGGCGTACTTAAACGAGACCGGCAACCGCCAGTACCAGGACACTGGCGGCGCCTACATCAACGAGACGCAGGGCGGTGGCACGAGCGATACGGTGCTTACCGCGCCCGGCGAGGCGACGGGCGACTTCCGCACTCCGGTAGTCTCGACGCAGACCCAGATCACCGGCTCGGTCATCCATGAGACCACCGGCTTTCGGCAGTCCATGGTGCCGCAGGCCGAGGGCGTGTTCGTCGTCGAGTCGTTTGGCTCTGGATCCTCGAGCGGAGTTCTCTCGGGGAGCGGCGAGGCGAGCGCGAGTTTCGCGGGCGAGTTTCAAGCTGATGGCGTGTTTGCGGCCGATGGCGATGCCGCAGCATCGTTCACCGGCGCGTCGCAAGCGGCTAGCGTGCTGTCGGCTGATGGCGATTCGACGACATCGTTCACCAGCGTTGGCGGTACGGACGGGACCCTCACCGCGGACGCCGAGGCGACGTCGTCCTTTGTTGGCGCAGCCACCGTTGATGGCGTCTTTGCCGCCGCTGGCGAAGCGACGGCGGCCTTGGTCGGCGAGGATTCGTCTGGGTCGGTGTTCACGGCGCCCGCAGATTCGACGGCGAGCTACGTCGGCGTATCGGTCGCTGAGGCGGTGCTGGGTGCATCCGGTGAGGCGACGGTCAGTTACATCGGCGCAGCGTTCGCGGAGGCGGTATTGAACGCCGCCGCCGAGGCGAACTTCACGGTCACGGGTGGGAGTTCTGTGCCTCCGGTGTACGACTGGCTCGCGCGCGGTCGCATCGGGTCCATCGTGGCCAGGGATCAAACGAATCGCATCGGGAGTGACAGGGCATGAACTTCGTCGAGACGCACGTCGCGGGGGACACGCTTAACTTCCCGGTCGAGGTGCCGGAGTACCCGAACACCGACGGCTGGACGCTGAAATACCGTCTGACGGCGCGCTTCACCTCGCCGGTGCAGGCATCGATCGTGCTCACCGCGGTGAACAACGCCGACGGCACCTACCAGGTGCAGGAGTCGCCGGCGAATACCGAGCTGTGGGCGGCTGGGTATTACACCTGGGCGCGGTGGGTGGAGAAGGTCGGCGCGATGCAGACGCTCACCGAGCGCGGCCAGCTCGAGGTGCGTCCGAACCCGCGAACTTTAGCGCAGGGGGTCGACACTCGCAGCCAGGCCGCAAAGGCGGTCGACGACATCATGGCCGCGATGGCGACCTTTACCGCGTCCAACGGCACCATCAAGAGCTACACCATCGGCACCCGACAAATCACCTACCGGGACAAGGCGGAGATGATCACGGACCTGGATTTCTGGCGCCGTCAGCTCATCGCGGAGCAGGACGCCGCGAAGATCACAGCCGGGTCGCCTAACCCGCGAGCCGTAGGAATCAGGTTCCACCGTGTTTGAGAACCTGAGAAAGAGCCTCGCGCGGGTGATTGCCCCGAGGCGGCCGCCAGCGGCACGGAAAGCCAGGGTCCAGTCTGCGCGCGCGCCTATGCAGATGCGCATCTACCAGGCGGCGCGCTCGTCGCGTCTGACCTCCGGCTGGGCGACCTCCACCACGTCCGCGGATTCAGAGCTTAGCGCGAGCCTGACGGCGCTTCGCAATCGCAGCCGGGCGCTGGTGCGTGACGCGGCCTATGCCAAGCGCGCGAAGGTGGTGGTGCAGAACAACGTGATCGGCGCCGGTATCGGAATGCAGGGGCAGGTCATGTCCAGCCGCGACACCCTGCGCGAGGATGTGAACACCGCGATCGAGGAGGCTTGGCGAGACTGGTCCTGCTCGGAGTATTGCCACACCGGCGGCACGCTGCACTTCTGCGACCTCGAGCGCGCGTTGATGGGCCAGGTATTCGATGCCGGCGAAGTGTTCGTGCGCAAGCACTACCGCCCCTTCGGCGGAGGTGAGATCCCCTTCGCGCTGGAGATGATCGAGGCGGAGAGGATCGCGGACGAATTTTCGTACCCGCCGTCAGCAGCGGCAGGGGCCATCATCAAGATGGGCATCGAGGTCGACCGCTACGGCCGGCCTGTCGCCTACTGGCTGCGGCAGCGCCATCCGGGCGAGTTGCGGGTACTGCCTGGAGAGGCTGACAAGCTCGAGCGCGTGCCTGCCGAGCAGATCCTGCACCTGCGCCTGGTGGACCGCTGGCCGCAGACGCGGGGCGAGCCATGGCTGCATGCGGTGGCGCGCAAGCTGAACGACATGGACGGGTATTCTGAGGCCGAGATCGTCGCGGCGCGGGGGTCGGCAAATTATCTGAACACGATCGAGACCGCCGAGGGGGAACATCCATTAGCCACTCCGGTCGATCCGTCGAATCCAGGGGGCGAGCAGGAAGTCATCACCGAGCCCGGCATGACCCTGAGGCTTGCTGTTGGCGAGAAGATGAACTTCAACAATCCGAGCCGCCCGAATACGGCTCTCGATCCGTTTATGCGCTACATGCTGCGCGAAGTCGCTGCCGGAACCGGGGTGAGCTACGAGTCGCTCTCGCGCGATTACTCGCAGTCGAACTACTCCTCTAGCCGCTTGGCGCTGCTGGATGACCGCGACCTCTGGCGGATGTTGCAGCAATGGTTCCTGCGCAACTTCCGGCTGCCGCTGCATAAGGAGTGGCTGCGCTCGGCGGTGCTCGCGCGCGCGGTCGCGCCGGTGCGGGTAGAGGAGTACGCGGTGGACCCGAAGAAATTCGAGGCGGTGCTATTCAAGCCGCGCGGCTGGAGCTGGATCGACCCGACCAAGGAAGTCGAAGCCTACAAGGAAGCGATCAAGGCGGGCTTTACGACGGTGACGGATGTCATTGCGCAGACGGGCGGCGGGCAGGACATCGAGGAAGTGCTGCAGCAGCGCGACCGCGAGCTCAAGTTGATGGACGATCTAGATCTGGAGTTCGACACGAGCCCAAGCGTGTACGTGGAGGAAGAGAAGGCAGCACCTGCCGCGGCGCCAGAACCTCCGAAGCCGGACAAGGAAGAAAAGGAATCGGAAACAGAAAGGGCGCAGCGCATGCTGATGAACTCCCTGGCATGGGCGCTGCGGCGCGAGGAGAAGGCACCAGTAGTCAACGTCGACGCGCGCAGCACAGTGAATGTCCCGGAGCAGTTGCCAGCACAGGTCAAGGTCGATGTGCATGTCCCTGAGCAGCCGGCGCCTCAGGTGAACGTAAACGCGTTTCCGAAGAAAAGCACCGAGACAATCGAGCGCGATGATGCCAAAGAGATCACCAAAGTGTTGCGCGTAAACGAGGGATAGACCATGGCGAGCGCAGTTTTTCCGAAAGCGAAAGAGCGATCGCTAGGCGCGGGTCTGGACCTGGTCAACGTCGACGTGCGCGTGATGCTGGTGCTCAGTTCGTACACCTACGATGCGGCGGACGAGTTTGTCGCTGACCTCGGCGCCGTGGACAACGGGCGCTCGACGGCACTGACCGGGAAGTCGATCACCAACGGCATCTTTGATGCGAGCGACTCGACGCTGAACGCTACCGCCGCCACGGCGAGCAACGCGCTGGTCGTGTTCATCCACACCGGGGCGGATGCCACCGCGCGTCTGATCGCCTACATCGACAACGCTGTCGGCCTGCCGTTCACGCCAGAAGCGGCGCAGACCTGCCCGATCGTTTGGGATAGCGGGGCCGACAAGATTTTCGCGCTATAGAGGAAAAACATGAGCAGACAGTACTTTCAGGATCTGGCCGAGCCTAATAGTGCGGCGTTCCCTACGATCACGGCTACTACTGAGACCGTTCTGGTTCCGACGCTGTTCACCCAGATTCCGGCGATGGAGCCACGGGCCGGGAAGGTTTACAAGCTTTCCGTAGGGGGAACCTGTACCACTGGCACCGCAGGCACGCTCATCATTACGCCTCGTTTCGGGCTCGTGATCGGTGGTGTTGCTCTAGGGGCATCGCCCACGCAGAACTATGTGCCATCTGTCACGCTGGCGCCGTTTCTTTTCGAGTACGTGCTGGTATTTCGGTCCATTGGCATTGCTGCCGGCGCGACCTCCACTGCGGTAGGCACCGGAAGGTGGAGCAGCAATGGAGCGGTAGCGACCGCGGCGAGCGCGACGACAGTGCTTTGTTCCAGCACAGCGAGCGTCTCGGTGGATACGACTGTTGCAAGCGGGCTCTGGATCGGCGTCACATTTTCTGTTGCCCCTTCGGTGATTCCGCACTGGGCGACGTTTGCTAGCCTGAATTAAACGTGGCGATCAACGCGCCCAAGGTTGGTCTAGCCAGTATCGGGCCGTTCTTTGGCGGGCCAGTGCGGTTTGTTCTTCCAACGGCGCCGGTGCGCTACGTCATTAGCGGCATCACAAAGGACAGCACCGGGGCGGTGCTGGGAAGTTGCGCGGTTACTCTGTACCAGACAGGACAGGACGCAGCACTGCAAACGAAAACCTCGGATGCCGTCGATGGAAGCTACACGTTCAACGTTACCGAGACCATCGGGCGTACGTTCTACATCGTTGCCTACAAAGCCGGAAGCCCTGACGTAGCAGGCACCACGACCAATACGCTAGTCGCAGCATGACCGACATCTTCCTGCGTGCCGGGGAAGCGAATCCGTCCGATGTAAAGCTGCGCGATCCGACACTAGCTGACGTTGGCGGGTCGCACCAGATCGAGCCGGTCGGGGTCGCGTCATCTAGCGCGCTGGGGCAGATAGGGCTCAACGGCACGATTGCTGCGGTTGGGGTGGCGAGCGTTGCGGCTCTGGGAGATGTTGGCCTCAACGGTACGGTTGCTGCGGCAGGGATCTTGTCCGACGGGCAGGTCGGAAGCCCTGGGGTTCAGGCGCAGATCAACGCGGCCGGCATCGCTTCAGTGGCGGCGATCGGTGCGGTGGCGCTGAATGGGACGCTGGCACCGGCGGGGATTGCGAGCGCTGCATCGCTCGGAGTACCAGGCCTGCACGGGACCATCGCGCCGGTCGGGATTGCCTCTGCTGCTGCCGTTGGACAGCCGACCGTCGAGACGTCTGATGAGCACACGATCACGGCTGCGGGGATCGCGAGCTCGGCGTCGCTCGGCGCGCCGGACGTGCATGGAAGCATAGCGCTTGTAGGGATAGTCAGCGGTGAGCAGTTCGGGCAGTCGGTCATCGGGCTGCCGGTGGTTTCGCTACCCGGTGGCGGGTCAAGGCCCTGGTGGTTGTTCGAGCAGAGCCCGGTTCCGCACTGGGTGCAGGCACCGCACCGGATAAGCCCCGATGGAATCGAGTCGGAGACGGTGTTCGGGCGGCCAGTGGTGCGTGGCGTCCCGCGGCACGTCATCGGTGCAGACGGCATAGCGTCTTGGGCGGCTGTCGGGCGGCCGGTGGTGCGGGTTGTCCCGCGGCACGTCATCGGCGTCGAAGGCGTTCAATCTGGCGAGAAGATCTGGCGACCTGAAGTCAGGGCCGAGATCAGAGCCATTGGCATCCTGGTAGAGAGGGAGAAATTCGGCGAGAAGATCGGGCGGCCGGAGGTCAGGGCCGAGATCGCTGCCGTTGGTATCGCGTCGGAGGGGGCGTTCTGGAAGGCGGAAGTTAATACTCGCCTGCACCGCTCGCGTAAGTTGCGCGAGGAAGAGTGGTTGCTGCGAAGGGCGGCGTAGAGCATTCCACGGCTTTAAGTCCGCACCAAATTCGAAGGGTCCGCATTGCCGGGCCCTTTTCTTTTGGAGGTCACGAAATGGCGAACGAAAAGAAACCCACGATCCTCGAGATCCTCGCCAAGCCAGACCGGCGCGAGGGGGTGTTCAAACGCGAGAGCGCGAAGGAAGCGGACCGAACCGTGGAGATCTCGTTCTCCTCGGAAGAGCCGGTGGAGCGCTGGTACGGCATGGAAATTCTGTCGCACGCGAAGGGCGCGGTGAACCTGGATCGCTTGAAATCCGGCCGCGCGAACCTGCTGGTCAACCACGACCCGAACAACTGGGTGGGCGTCATCGAGTCGGCGCGGGTCGACGAGGACAAGATCGCGCGGGCGGTGGTGCGTTTCGGCAACAGCGTGCGAGCGAACGAGATCTTCCGCGACGTTCGCGAAGGCATTTTGAGTTCGGTCTCGGTCGGCTACAGCCGCGACGCGATGAAGCTCACAAAGGCCGGTAAGGAAGAGCCGGACGAGTACACGGTCACTAGGTGGACGCCGTTTGAGACGTCCCTCGTGACGATCCCCGCCGACACGAAAGTCGGCGTGGGTCGGGCAGCAGAAGGTTCCCATCAATCCGCGGCAGCCGCCGCTCGAAAGGAGCAACAAATGAACGCAGCAGAAGAAGCCGCGGCAGCCGCTGCCGCCGCAGTTGCCGTTGTCGACAAGCCTCTCATCAACCCGGTGGAAGTCGAGAAGCTGCGCCGGCGCGGGATCGAGAACCTGTGCAAGGCGAACAAGCTCGACGACGTGACGCGCGATCACTGGATCACGACCGGCGCCTCGATGGACGTGGTCGCCGAGCAGATGCTCGGCATCATGGAGGAGCGCGGGCGCGAGAATCCGCAGTCGGCGTCCAAGCTGGGCCTCTCGAAGAAGGAGATCAAGCGCTTCAGCCTGTGCCGGGCCATCGACGCCTGCGGCTCGCAGAACATGGGTCTCGCGCCCTTCGAGGCGGAGTGCTCCGCCGAGATCGGCAAGAAACTCGGGCGCGTGTCGGATCGCAACAAGTTCTTCGTGCCCTTCGAAGTCCAGCAGCGCGCGGACCGCACGCCGGTCGAGGATCTGGCCTACCAGCTCATCAAGCGCGACCTGACGGTCGCAGCCGGCAGCGGCGGCGGGTTCCTGGTCGAGACGGCTAACATGGGTTTCATCGAGCTCTTGCGCAACCGCTCGGTCGTGTTGTCCATGGGCGCGCGCCGGCTGACGGGTCTCACCGGAAACGTGTCCATCCCGAAACAGACGGTCGCCGCGACGGCGTTCTGGCTGGCGACGGAAGCCACGTCGATCACCGAGAGTCAGCAGACCTTCGCGCAGATCGCGCTGGTGCCGAAGACGGTCGGTGGCTACACGGAAATCAGCCGGCTGCTGCTGCTGCAATCCGATCCGTCAGCCGAGGGGCTGGTGAAGTCGGACCTGGCGGCGGTGGTGTCGCTGGCGGTGGACGTGGCAGCTCTGAACGGCAGCGGTGCTTCTGGTCAGCCGACCGGCATCATCGGCACGGCTGGCATCGGCGGTGTGACGGGCACATCGCTCGCCTACCCCGGTGTCATCGAGTTCATGACCGACACCGCAACCGGCAATGCGCTCTTCGATGCTTCGGGCTTCGTCACCACTCCGACGGTTGCCGGGTTGCTTAAACAGCGCCTCAAGACCGCGGCCATCCCGGGCTACGTGTGGGAAGGCAAGCTGCTGGACGGCACGATCGACGGCTACCGCGCCATGGCATCGAACCAGATGCCGGCGGCGAACATGCTGTTCGGCGACTTCTCGCAGGTGATCCTCGCCGAGTGGGGGGTGCTGGAGGTCGAAGTGAACCCCTACGCCAACTTCCAGGCAGGCATCGTCGGCGTGCGCGCTATGTACTCGATCGATATCGGCGTGCGCTACCCCTCGGCCTTCTCGCTGGCCACCACGATCACCTAAGCCCAGCGCATGCTGGATTTGAAATCGGCCGGCGCGCTAATTACTGGCGCGCCGCAACCAAAGGAGAAAGCGAAAATGAAAGTCAAAGCACTGAGCGGTTTCTACGTGGAAGGCAAGCTCGTCGAAGCCGGCACGGAGGTCGAAGTAAACGAGCTAGTCGGCAACGAGGTAGTCACCTCGAACAAGGCCGTGCGCGTGGACGCGCCGAAGTCGAAAGGCGCAGGATCCGCCGCAGATCCGTTCGAGGCCTGGACCAACGACGAACTGAGGGCGTATCTCGACAAGAAGAAGGTCGTCTACCCGTCCCACGCCGACAAGGCCGCGCTGGTGGAACTGGCCAAGACTGCCTGACCTCCAGCCAAACCCAATTTTCTGAAGGAGCAAGCAATGGCACAGCAAGCGATGTTGAGGGTGAAGGCGAAGAAGATGTTCAAGGCCTCGATCCAGGGCGCGACGCCGGTGATGGTCAACCCCGGGGACGTGGTCGAGGTGGACCGCTACATGGCCGGGATGCTGGTGCAGTCCGAGAAGGCGGATCTCACGCAGGACAAGCCGCACATCAACCCGGACTACAAGGCGCCGGCGCGCGCCGCCGCGGGCACCGACCCGTTGTCCCTGCTGACGCGCGCGGTGGAGAGCCTCACGCAGATCGTCCAGGAAACGCTTGGCCGGTCCAAAGGCCAGGCACGCTAGAGCTTCTGCAGGTCTAAAGCCCGGCTCTGACCGGGCTTTTTTTCGGGCATCTTCAGGTTGAGGGCGCCCGAAAAAAAGCGAAGTTCATTCCCCAGCAACAAGGAGACTGTCATGCTCAGCCACGAAGCCGATGCGGTAACAACCGTCAAGTTGCTCGATCCAGTGTCCGCGGCCGCCACCGTTAACGCGACCTCCGGCTGGGTCGATGTCCGTGACCGGGAAGGCGATCTCGTGTTCGTCATGCAGGTAGGAGCCATGACTGGCTCGATTACCTGGACCATTGAGGATGCGACCGACGGCTCCGGCACAGGCGCGGCCGGCGTGACGCCGGACGAAGGCGCGTTCGCCGCCGGTGCCGCGAACCAGATCCAGAAACGCACGGTTGGCGCCGGTTCGGTGCGGGGCTGGGTGCGCTGCGTGGGCACCATCGTTACCGGGCCTTCGCTGGTCGCGGCGAGCGTCATCGCGCGCCCGAAGAACTTCTAGGTCATGTTCAACGAAGATCTCACGGTTTTTTTCAACACCACCGAGTTCGCAGTCGCTGCGACTTTGCAGGGCGGCGCGGCCGGTGGTGTGTCGGCGATCTTCGACGAGGCGTACCTCGAGCAGATGGGCATTGCCGGAACCAGCCCGGCGGCGCTCGTGCAGGCCACCGCTGTTCTGCAGACGGACGTGGGCAAGACGCTCACGATCGGCGCTGTCGTGTACACCATAAAAGGACGCGAGCTCATCGACGACGGCGCTCTGGCCGTACTCAACCTTCGCGTTTGAAGCCATGGCCGACCACCTTCGCAAGCAGATCCGCGACGCCGCGGTGACCGCACTCTCCGGCCTCGCTACCAGCGGCGCGAACGTGTTCGAGAACCGCACGCACGAGCTACAGGACACGAATCTTCCGGGGCTTCGGATCTACGCGAACGACGACTCTGTCGAGATCGAGTCTCTTGGCATCTCGCGTTTAGTCCGGCGCATGACCGAACTCGTGGTCGAGTGCTGCAGCAAAAAGTCCGTCGCATTTGACGATGAGCTAGACGCCATGATCAAGGAAGTCGAGGTCGCAATCGCGGCCAACCAGGGCATCGGCGGCGCGAAGTGGGTGCAACTGCGTAACGTCCAGATCGACATGGAAGGCGAGGCCGAGAAGGAAGTCGGCGTCGCCCGGATGACCTTCGAAGTTCACTACATCACGGCGCTTGCTACGCCTGACGTCGCTCAATAAAGGAGATTGACCATGACCATCGCGGCAGGCGTTGCGAAGTCACTCAGATACAAGGTGGAGGCTACCTGGGGCACGGCTCCAGGCCCGACCGGAGCGCAGCTTCTGAGGCGCGTTACCTCAGACCTTAACCTCGCGAAAGAGACCTATCAGTCGGCGGAGATCCGCTCCGACTACCAGCTTTCGGATTTCCGGCACGGGGTGCGCTCGGTCGGCGGGGCGATCAATGGCGAGCTATCGCCAGGGACGTGGGAAGACTTTATCGCGGCGGCTCTGCGCCGCGCCTACGTCGCCGTGGCTGCGATCACCGGCGCGTCTATCACAGTCGCCGGGGCCGGGCCTACGTACACGATCACGCGCGCGGCTGGCTCCTGGCTCACCGACGGCGTCAAGGTCGGACAGGTCGGTCGCCTGACGGCGGGCGGGTTCAACGCCGCGAACCTGAACAAGAACCTGTTCGTTCTGGAAATTACCGCGACGGTGCTGACGGTGATGCCGCTGAACGGAGTCGCGCTCGTCGCTGAAGGGCCGATCGCCTCCGCCACCTGGACGATCCCGGGCAAGACCACCTATGCGCCGAGCACCGGCCACACCGACCTCTCCTACGCGATCGAGCATTACTACTCTGATCTCGACGAGAGCGAGCTTTTCCTCGGCTGCAAGATCAACCAGATGGACCTCGCGCTGCCGCCGACCGGCATCTCGACGATTGCGTTTCAGTTCATGGGCAGGGATGTCACCGCCGCCTCCGGTGCGAGCGCGCCGTACTACACCTCACCCACTGCGGAGACTTCCACGGGAGTGCTCGCTGCAGTTAACGGGCTCCTCATCGCTCAGGGAGCGGCCATCGCGAGCGTTACCGGGCTCTCCCTAGCGCTCAAGGGCAACATGGCGGCCGAGCCGGTCGTCGGATCGAACGTGTACCCGGACATCGCCGAGGGGCGGATCACGGTAGACGGGCAGATCACCGCGCTTTTCGAGACCGTCGCGATGCGCGACTACTTCCTGAACGAAACGGAAGTGGCGCTCGCGGTGGCGCTCTCCACCGGGTCTACCGCTGGCGCGGAGTTCATGAGCTTCACACTTCCGCGGATCAAGTTCGGCGGCGCGACCAAGGACGACGGCGAGAAGAACCTGGTCCAGACCATGCCCTTTACCGCGCTCTACAACGCCACGGGCGGCGCCGGGGTGAAGCACGAGCAAACCACCATGGCGGCGCAGGACTCACAGGCATGAGTGAGCCTTTCGACCTGTCTGACTGTGACGTTCGTCCGCTATCGCAGGAGGGTGTCGACATGGCGCTCCTCTCCCCGGCGGGCCGTCCCACCGGGGTCACGTTGCGCGTGCGTGGCCGGGACTCTCAGGCCTACCAGGACATGATCCAGGCGCAGGTACGCAGAGCGATCGAGAGAGCGCCTCGAAAGGCGACCACGGAAGAGCGCAACGCCGAGTTCTGGGAGCTGCAGGCGACGCTCGTCGTGGGCTGGTACACCGAGGGCAAGCCCGCGGCGCTGGTGTTCGAGAAGGGCGGCGCGAGCCTCGAGTGCACTGCCGCGAACGTTGCCGCTGCCTTGGAGAAGCACGCCTGGCTCTTCGAGCAGGTGAACGGCTTCGCGGATAAACGCGCAAATTTCTTGCCGGGGTCCGCGAGCAGCTGATTGCGTACGCGCGCCACGCGCGGCGGCTGTCGAAGGCGATGAAGGACGGCCACCTGTACCGCGAGCACCTCGAGGCGGCGGCGAAGAGTGCCGGCCCTGCCGGTCGGATTGCCGCCGCTGAGCTCGCGGGCCCCGAGTTTCCCGAAGCCTGTGCATACGTCTGGACATGGTTCTGCGAGCTTGCGGTGGCGCGCAGGTTCGACGACGGCATGCCGCAACCGATAGGCCATGCCGAGCTCCAGGCGTGGGCGCAGTTCACGCGGCGCATGCCTAACGCATGGGAAGTGGACCTGCTGCGTGCGCTCGACCTAGCCTGGCTCTCCACGAAGGATGAGGACCGCAAAGGGGGCGCGTAAATGGGCGTTACCGGCACGGTCACCCACGACCTGCAAGGGCTGGAAGCCAGGTTGCGGCTGCACCCGAAGGAGCTTCTCGCAGCAGACTTGCGCACGAAGAACCGCACGGCGGCCTCCACGCGCACCGAGGCGGTGCGGCGGCTGCGCCCGGAGTTCGGCTCTCTCAAGGCGGGCACGATCAGGAGGCAGATCAAGCTGGTCCGCGCTACGCCGGGAACGCCGCGCGCAATCCTCGAGTTCTCTGCGAAGCGCTTTCGCCTCTTCGGGAACTACGGGGGGAGCCAGACGAAGACGGGCGTGCGCATCGGCCGCCTTCCCTGGAGGATCGAGGCGCTCGATGGAGACGTTGTCCCACCGCAAGCGCTCGCGCATGCGTTCATCCAGCGCGGGCGCATGAGCGGCGTGCCGAACGTCTGGATCCGCACAGGCACGAAGCGCTATTCGATCACCGCGCTTCTGGCTTCTAGTTTGGCGAGCGCGTTCAAGGTTGGCGGCCTTGGCGCCGGGCTCGTCTCGTTTGGCCGATCGAGGTATCGCGTGGTGTTCGCGCAGGAGATGAAGTTCCGGGTTTCGAAGCGGCTGTCGCGGGGAGACTGAATGGCCGTCAACGAAACGATCGAGCGCATCGTCTACGAGGGGGTCGACAAGATCTCTTCGGTGGCGAAGTCTGCCGCCGATTCGCAGAAGACGCTGCGCCTCGCGGTCGACGGGGTGAAGAGCGCGCTCGCGTCGGTCGGCGTCACGGTCGGTGCAGGGGCGATGGTGGCGCTGTACCTGGACACGCTCAAGGCCACCGCGGCGCTTGACGACATGGCCGAGGCGACCGGGGCCAGCGTCGAAGGCCTGTCCGCGATACAGCGCGTCGCCAAGGTGAGCGGCGCGGACTTCGACGGACTGACGAGCCAGATCGGCAAGATGATCAAGGGCTTGCGGGAGGGGGGCGAAGAGGGCAGTAAGACCGCCAAGGCTTTGGACTTCCTTGGCGTGAAGGCGAAGGACGTCGATGGCCGTTTCAGGGATACGAGCCAGGTCCTGATCGAGGTCTCGCAGGCTCTCGGGCGCTACGAGGACGGCGGCAACAAGGTCGCGCTCGTTCAGGACATCCTCGGCAAGGGTGCCGAGCGCTACCTTCCGCTTTTGAAGGACATGGCGGAAGGGACCGACCTCCTTGCGACGGTGACGACGAAGCAGGCCGCGGAGGCGGAGAAGCTCGAGAAGAACATTAACCGCCTGGGCCTGGCGTTCAGCGACACCCGCAGGGAGCTGGTGTCTGGCATGACCCCGGCGATGATTGCCCTGACGGACAGGATCCTTGAGGCGAACAAGGCCGGGGGCCTGTTCCTCGTCACCATGCGCGCCGCCGCTGACCTTGCCAGCCGCGCAGGCGGCCTGGGACCAATCGGACTAGTCGGACGTGTCGCAGGCGCAGGCATCGACGCAGCGACGCGTGGCGCGCCTCCAGGTGGCTCCCAGGCCGATGTTCGCAGGGTGGAGAACGCCCTCGAGCCGCCGAAGCAACTGACGTATCAGCCGCCGGACGAGGGGGCGGTGGCGAGGGCGCAAAAGGACCGCGAATTCGTTGCCAAGCAGCTGCAGGAGGGGCTCGAGGAAGAGCAGCGCATCCAGACCGAGGCGTTTCACTGGACGGCCTTTTACGCAGATAAGCGGCGCGAAACCGAGAAGGCGACGGCCGACGCGATCATCCAGGCCAAGATCGACTTTTACGAGCGCGACCAGGAACTAGCCATCGCGCAGGGCGAGGAATTGCTGGCGGCGGACAGTACCTCGCATTCGCTGAAGCTCGACATGTTCCGGCAGAGCCTGCTGACCGAGGAGGAGCTAGAACTAGAGGCGCACACCAAGCGCCTGGAGCGCCTCGCCGAGTTCAGCGCGGCCGAGTTGGAGGCGCTTGGCGGGCATGCCGCGGTGAAGGAGCAGATCGAGCAGGATCACCAGGCGCGGCTCCTGCAGATCCGCTCGCGCGGCCTGAACACGCTCGCGGCCTTCAACAAGGCGAGTTTCCAGCAGCAGGCGGCGACGGTGTTCGGCGAACTGGAGGCCATCACCGCCGGGGTGGCGCAGCACAACCAGGCGCTTTTTCGCATCAACCAGGTGGCAGGTATCGCTAACGCGGTGATTGCCGCGCACGAGGGCGCCTCCAAGACGCTCGCGACCTACCCGTGGCCGCTCGCCGGGGTCCTGGCCGCGATCCACTACGCCGCTGGCGTGGCGCGCGTGGCTGCTATCGCTGGGGCGAGCTACGGTGGCGGCGGGGGCGCGGGCTCGGCGCCGTCTATCGCTGGCTCGACGCCGGCGACGCCGGTGACGCCGGTACAGGCCGCGCAGGTGCCTGCGCCGCCGCAGATCACGCTCACGCTCGCGGGGGCCGGACGCTACAGCGCCGAGGAGATCCGGGAGCTGATCGTCCAGATCAACGAGCAACTACGCGACGGGATGAGGCTCCAGTCATGACGCCGCCGCTGCAAGAACTGGAGACGTACCTCCTGAACCAGATCGCCGAGGCGGAGCAAGCCTTGCGGCTGTACCAGGAAAGCATCGAGCGCTGCCGCGAGCTCAGGACTGGGTTGCAGCGCTCGCTCGACGCGCTGCGCGAGGCGCACAAGTGACGGTGCATGTCACCACGCAGGCGAGCGTCGAGTCGCAGACCGGCCTCCTCACGCTGCCCCGGATCCTCTACAACAACCGCGCGCGATCTGCCTCGCTCTCGGCGAGCAGCGCGGCGAGCGGCTTCCCGGCGGCGGCGGCCCAGAAGGACAACACGTTCGAGTTCTGGAAGCCGACGGCGGTGCCGGCGACCTGGCGCGTCGACCTCGGCTCGGCGCTCCTGTGCAACGCTGGAGGAATCGCCGCCCACGACATGGGGACGGTGGGGTGCTCGGTGCAGTGGCAATACAGCACGGACGATGCGGCGTGGAGCAACGCCTCCGACGTGCATGCCCCGGCGAACAACAGCGAGCACCTTGCGCTCTTCCCGCAGCAGACCGCCCGCTACTGGCGGGTGAACATCACCAACGCCATTCCGACCATCGGGGTGATCTACCTCGGGCCGATTCTCGCGGTAGCTAATGGCATTGGCGGCCAGTTCTCGCCGCCTAACCTGGCGCGCGTTACCGAGATGAACCCGAACGATGCGGACGGCGGGCAGTGGCTCGGGGCCTCGGTAGTCCGTTCCGGTGTGCGCTCGGCCGCGCAGTGGCAGAACCTCACCTCCGCCTGGTATCGGGCCAACTTCGACGCGTTCGTAGTCGAGGCCCGCTCGCGAGGTAGACCGTTTTTCTTCGCGTGGATGCCATCGGCGTTCGTCTCGGATGTCAACTATTGCAGGCTCGACGCCGATGTCGCGCCCGTGTTCAAGCCAGGCGACGCGGTGGACGTCTCCATTCGCCTGAGCGGTGTCGACCGCGTCACCTAACGAGGCACCATGCTTCTAGCCGCTGCTCACTACGACCCGGGAACCGCAGTTTCCAAGTCGACCGCGTCGCTTCTCGCCCAGACGGCGATCGACACGACGAACCTGCGCCTCACGTTCACCGTGCCCTCCTCGGGCCGCGTGACGGTACGGATCGCTGGGGTGCTGCATGGCGCAACCACGCTGCCGCAGATACTCCTGGGCGTGCTGGAGGGCTCGACGGTCAAGGGTCGAGCCGCGCCGCAGCTCTCCGGGGGGAACATCGCGGCGACCTCGCAGGTCCGGGCGGAGGCGGTGTTCCCGGTTATCGGCTTGACGCCTGGCGCACAACTCACATGGGATGCGGCCTACGGCGTAGAGACCGTGGTCGCCTCGACCGGGCTCAAGTACGGAGGTCCTAACAATACGACCGGCGACGATGCGTTCGGCGGCTTCGTGTTCGAGGTCTGGGATCCTCGGTGAGCTTCGGCGCCCTGCTGCCGCTGCTCGACGCGCCGGCCTCGACCGAGGCCGAGAGCTTCGGGCGCGTGCCGGTCGTGCTGGTGGAGATCGTGCAGGACTTCTGCACCAACACCTACGGCGTGAACAACGGCACCACGAGTTTCTGTACCGCCACGGGAGCGGCGGGTACCGAGTGCTTCAACACCTTCAAGACCTGCCAGGACACGGCGAACTTCCGGCGCGGGCAGAAGATGGTGCGCTTCTGCAAGTCGATGCAGGACGTGCCGCCATCGTGGGGCGCGATTCCCTCGGTGCGCGACGTTCGCTCGACGCCGCCGCGGATCAATGCCGGGGGGCAGGGCGGGAGCTCCAATGCGCTCGGCGTGCGCGGCACGCTGGCGGTGACGCTGAAGGACCACCCATCGAGCGATCTCGCGCTCGACCCCTACGTGGCCACGCGGTCCTACGACCCGATGACGCGCGGCACGTTCTGGACGAAGTGGCTCGCGCGCAATACATATTTCCAGAACCGTCCGGTACGCGCGCGCTTCGGCTACCTCGGGCAGGACCTCGAGGACATGCAGGTGCACTACTACGTGCTCGATCGCGTCGATGGGCCGGACGCGAGAGGCACGGTGAGGCTGCAGGGCTCTGACGTTCTGCGGCTCGCGGACGACGAGAAGTCACAGGCGCCGCAGGCATCCAAGGGCGTGCTGCAAAGTAGCCTTACCAACGTCGCGACCTCGTTCAACGTGACCGGCTCGACCATTGCGGAATACGGCGGCACCTCAGGCACGCTACGGATCCGAGACGAGGTGATGACCTACGCCGGAGCCTCCGAAGCCGCCGGCGTGATCACATTCACCAGCGTGACGCGCGGGACCGACGGCACCACCGCACAAGCGCACAACGCCAGCGACACGGTGCAGCGCTGCCTGCGCTACTCGAGCG